TTAATGACGCAGGCCCTAAACAAGTATTTAAAGATAAAGATTTACAGCTTTTAATGTTTGAACAGCGAATGGAATTTATTCATAATGGTAAAGGAATGGGAAGTCCTACTTTTAGTAGTTCTTATTATTGTTATAATTTTTTGCCAAAGCAAATTATTATGGAAAGGTTAAATAAACCAACAAAAAAAGGAAAGAAAAATGAAAAAAAGTGATTTAGATTCTTTGATAGACGAAATAAAAAATATGTCTATTGAAGAATATAATAAATATCATGAAGAAGCCAAGAAAATGAAAAAGGCTTACGACAAAATGATTAAAGCGATGGAGAAAAATGTTAAAGTATAAATTTAAAGACAAAGTAATACGAATTTCAGATAATACGGCTTATTATCTTGATAGAGGATATCTAAAAGACAAAAACATCTTAATAGAATGTCAGGGGAAACAACATTATATTTGGCAAAAAGGTTTGCAGCCTACTTACCATAACTTTCTTTTACAAAAACATCATGATTGGTTAAAACGTAAATTCTGTATTGACAATAATATAAAATTAATATATATTAATTATTGGGATTTTAGTTCCTGGCAAAATAACAAAATAGGAGAAATTTTAGAAAAAGAAATTTAGGAGAATATATGAATTTAGAAGAAGAATTTTTAAATGATGTTTCAACTAACATCAAGACTCACAAAAAAGTTGATTCAAAAAAGAGAATCAACTCAAAAAAAAAAGGGAAACAATAACGAAAACGAATGTAAGAAAATCTTAAATGAAAGATTTGAAGGGGTTGCTATTTTCCAAAGAACACCAAACTCGGGTGCGTTTGTTGGTGGACAGAACTTTTACAGAAAGGAACAGCTAAATGAAGAGCAAAATCTTTTGTTTGTTGGGGATCTCTATTGCAACAGAAAAGATTTAAAGTTTACAATTGAACATAAGGCTTACGCAGAAGCAAGCTTTTGGGATTTGTTTAATGAAAGTTCCGATTTGCACGATTGGATGAAACAAGCTCAACACGATGCTGATTCGGTTGGTAAAAGTCCGATGCTTATTGTAAAATATAATAACAAAAAAAGAATTGTTTATTTGAAGAAAGATTTTGTTGATGAATATGAAAAACATTGGGGCTTTGGCTTAGACCCAATTTTTATTCACAATGGTTGGAGTTGCTATTGGCTTGAAGATTTGTTAAAAGAAGCTGCAAACAATTTCTTTTTTGAGGAGGAAAAATAATGGCAGATAAAAAGCCAACAGATTTTATAAAAGTTTTTCATGCAGATAAATTTAATCTAGAAGACGAAGTAAATGAATGGTTAGAAGATAACCCAGAGTATTATCTAGATCAGATGAAACTTGTAAAAGATGATTCACCGAGTCGTTATGTAACACTAGTTTGTGATTTCTGTCTCAGAGAAGACCTCGATAAAGAGGAGCCTGAAAAAGATACAGCTTTAACAGACGAGCTATTAAAAGGCTTAATTGGAGCAGTTAATGAATTAACGGATACCGTAAAAGAATTGACAAATAAAAAAGAAAGTATATAATTTAAAAATATGGCAGATATAGAAACTTCAGCAGAAGATTTATTAAAAGAATTGGAAGATCAAACTTATTTTAAGTTTGACTCTCCAACAGAAGAAAAATTAATAGTTGGTTATTTTTACAAAGACCGTTCGACATTTTTAAAACTCGCACAGTATTTAGTAACAAAGAATTGGAAAAAGCAAACCTTTTTTAACGACAGAAATTTACAATTTATCGTAAACTTTTGTTATGCTTATTCAGATAAGTATAAAAAGATGCCGCATCCAGACATTGTTATGGCTGGTATAGAAAAGCAAAAACTAGACGATTTTCAAAAAGAAGAACTAAAAGAACTTTTTAAAAGTTTGCAGACGATAGATTATTCAGGTTATTCGCCTGATTATCTTAAAGACGTTGCGGTTGATTTTATAAAAAAAGAAAGAGCAGCAGAAGCAACCTATAAGTGTCAAGCGGAAATTGATGCTGGTCATTTTGATAACCTTGATAAAATAATGAGAGACGCTATAAACGTAAATCTTGATAAGGATTTAGGTACTTCTATCAAAAACGTAACGGAAGTTCTCCCAATGATTCAGGAAGTTCATGATGACCACGAAGGTTGTACTTGGGGTTCAAAAACACTTAACGAAAAAATCGGAAGAATTCAAAAAGGTGAAATTGCAGTTCTTGCAGGTTTGCCAGGTGCAGGTAAGACGGCTTGGCTTGGACATCTTGGCTTGTCTTCTATGAAAGAAAAGAAGAATGTAATTATGTTCTCTTTCGAAGTAAACACAAAGCGCCTTGCTACTCGTATTTACAAATCTCTTTTTAATGTGGACACGTCAGATTTGTTAAAGATGACACCAGACGAAGCAATTAAGGGAGTAGAAGATCCTACTCTTGGAGATTTTATATTGGTTCAAAGACCAGCGAATTCTTGCTCGGCAAATGATATTTCCGCAATTCTTCATGATTTAAAGACTTATCAGAATTGGGAACCTGATTTGATTTTGGTGGACTATCTTCTTATTACTTCCACAAATGATAAGAGAAAAGATTCAAGCGATACTTACAAATACTACAAAACAGTAACAGAGGAATTAAGGAATGTTGCAGTAGAGTTTGACTGTCCTTTAATTACCGCTTGTCAGTTGAACCGTGAAGCTATGGGCGAAAAGGGTGGTTCAAAGAAAGTTGTAACATCTAAGGATATTTCTGAATCTCGTGGTGTACTTGATACAGCAGATTACTTGTTGATTCTTGAACAGACAGAAGAAGAAAAGAAAGATGGACTTTATAGAGTAAGACTTGATAAAAACAGAAATGGTGATAATGGCTTCTTCATTCCATTTGCTATTGATTGGAAAACTATGAGAATTTCTGAAACTACTCTTGACAAAACTAAAAAAGTAAAGTAAATATAATATAGGAGAAATAAATGGCATTTGGCGAGGCTAAAAAAGTTTTTTGTATAGAAAAAAATGAAATTTTTCCTTCTATATCTTTTGTAAAAGAAAGATACTGTTCTAATGTTTGGATGGCAATTACCGATCCAAAAAGAACAGCGGGCGGTTTTCATTGGAGATTTGCTACTCCAGAAGATGAATTAAATGGAACTGTTATTAACCCTGACGATTATCCAAAGAAAGAAAAGGGAAGGCGAATAATAAATCCACTTAATTTAGTAGAAGATGGCGAAAATATTCAATCAATAGCAAAGAGGGGCTGGTCTAATGAAGAACTAGCAAGGTGGCAAAAAGCAAGAGAAACTGCAAATAATATTTCTTGCTATTTAAATCAGCTTGAAAAAATTTTCGCAGCTCCAATGAACGAAACAGAAAAAATTGAGAGCTTTAATTTTGCTGCCTTGATTGTTGGAAAATTAATGGTTTCTTTTAGTGATCTTTGCGACACACAAGAACTCTTTGTTGAACGTGGTGTTCGTGGTGGTAAAATCAAAAAGAAAGTAGAAGAAGAAGTAAACAAAGAAGATGATTACGAATATGTGGAGGTAGATCAATGATTGAATTTGGAAAAGAATACGCCATTTTACTAACTTCTGATGTTAAGTTTTATGGAATTTTAAAAGGTGGAAATGACGAGTATTACGAAGTTTTAACAACTGATACAAATGCAGAACTTTGTAATGGTGGCTCGAACTACGTTCAGGTACCAGCAGTTTATTATGTTCCGAAGAGGAATATCGCTCTCTTGAAAGAGAGATACAGTAAAGAAGAGGTTACTGAATACTGGACACCCGATGATACTGATTATAATTTTGAAACAACAGCGTCCAAAATTTTATTAACAAAAGAGCAGGCTGAAAAAATTCAAAGGAAAATCTTTAATTCAGAGCAAGAATGTAAAGATTTTATAAAGGAGGGCAAGAATGGATAATCCTTCATTTGAATTAACATTAAAAATAATTGCCGAAGGACAGCCAAGAACTGTTAAGGTGGAAAGCGTTTTTCCTAATGAACTTGCAGATTGGAAAACAATTATAAAAAACATACCTGCTTTGTTAACTGCACAAGGCTATATAATAAATAAAGATTTACAGTTTATACTTGAAAATATTTCTAGTGATAACGCAAAAGAACTAGCGGATAAACTAGATGAAATACTTAGCGAACAAGAATAATTGACAATTTTACAAACCTGAGTTATAATTAACTCAGGTTTTTTATTATGGATTTTGTAGATTTTGATGAAGTAGATGAAATTAAAGAGCGCCAAGTATATGTAGAAGATTTTTCGGAAGAAACTTTTGTAAATAATATAATCGAAATAAACAAAATAGAAAAAGCAATGCTAGAAGCAATGGAAAAAATTTCTTATATGGAAGTATAGATATTTATGGAAGAAAACATTTTACGAGTAAAGATAGACATTGCTAATAATAGAGTAGATTTTAACATAGAAGCACATTTTATTGCAGAAGACTTTGAAGATGACAGATTAGAAAAAGATGTTGAAGTTATTAGCTCAATCAAAGATCGTTTGCGGTTTACATATTATAATAACGCAGACCAATTAACTAGAATAATAACAGAAGAATTTCAAGCCAGGATACCAAAATTAAATCTAAAATGGAGGTTGCTTTTTTCATATGGAATATAAAAAATTATTAGCTGCTGTAGCGGAAGTTCCAGATAAAGATGGAAGAATTATTCCAGCGGAAGTTTCAGATAAAGATGGAAGAATTATTCCAGCGCATGTTTTAGAAAGAGCTGTAGAAGTATATAACGAAAGGCGTATGGAAGAAAGTGACCGTAAGCTTTTATATAGAGAAGGCGGTGATCCAAACTTTATAGAAGATGTTGCTGGCGTAATTCAAGACGTTGAATATGATGAAGATACTAAGCAGGTTTTTGTTGATGTTGATTTTTTAGATAATACAAATGGGCAAATTGTAAAAGACCTTTTACAAGCAGGCCTTCCAATGTATGCTAGTTTTAGCGCTTCAGGTGTTTTTCAAAATAGAAAATATGGCTTTTTAGATTTTTCACATTTTTATTTATCACATATGCCACCAAATGGTGTGAAATTTGTAAAAGATTTTTCAGAGGAGTAAATATGACAGAATTAGAAATAAAAATTAAGGAATACGCAGATGCTTATTATCAAGGTAATGAACTTATTAGTGACGAAGATTATGATTTGCTTATTGCAAAATTAAAAGCAGAGCAGCCAGATTCAGAACTTCTAAAAGGTCCAATCGGTTCAGATGTAAATGGTGTTACTCAAAAAATAAAACTTCCAATTACTATGGGAACTCTTGATAAATGCAACAGCGAAGAAGAAATGAAGGCTTGGTGGAATAAGCATAATCATGATGATATTCTTGCTGAATTAAAGATTGATGGAAATGGACAGTGCCTTGTTTATAAAAGTGGTGAAACTTGTCAGACAATTTCACGCGGCGATGGTGAATATGGTGAAGACACAACTGTAAACATTTCAAAAATTCCTAGCGTTCCTCACACACTAAATACACCTTTTAACGGAAAAATTCGTGGAGAAGTTGCTATGCTTCGTTCTACATTTAACAAATATTTCCCTGACGGAAAAAATCCAAGAAATCAGTGTGCTGGAATTGTAAAACGTCTTGATGGAAAAGATATGGATAAGCTTGTTTTTATCGCTTACGATGTTTTTGATGATGATAACATTGTAGACAAAACAGAAGTAGATAAATTACAGTTCTTAATGGACAATGGTTTCCTTGTTCCAGAATGGAGAGCAAACCCATCCCTTGAAGAACTTATTAAATGGAAAAATAATCTTAATCCAAATGGCGAAATCCCTTGCGATGGAATTGTAATTAAACAAAACAAAGTAGATAAGAATGATTTGATGCGACACACTCCATTAAACAATGTCGCTTTTAAACCAAATCTTCAAAGCGCAAGAACTGTTGTTGACAAAATTGATTGGCAGATTTGTGGAAGATACTTAGCACCAGTTGCTTATGTAAAGCCAGTAGAACTTGAAGGAACAACTGTTGAAAAAGCATCATTGGCTAATGTGAACATTATGAACTCTCTTGGTATTTATGAAGGTGCAGAAGTTATAATTTCAAAGCATGGCCTTATTATCCCACAGGTTGATTTGGTAATAAATCCAAAGAAAAATGCTTTTACAGTTCCAACTGTTTGTCCTATTTGTGGTGGGCCAATTGTTGTTAATGACTCAGGAGTTCCAGAGTGTGTTACAAAAACTTGTCCAAGAAAAGTTGGACATCGTTTTAAGAAAATGTTTAAAGTCTTTGGAATTAAAGGCGCGGGAGATTCATTTGTTTCAAAACTTGAAGACACTGGAATTACAATCGAAGACTTCTTGAAAATGTGCAAGGGTGATGATAAGAAAGTATTAAATAAATATGCAGGTGGTGTAAACGGAGAAAAAGTTTATGCACAAATGAGAGCTGTTATGGGCAAGCAAATTTCTGCTTCAAAGTTTTTGGCTATATTTGATGAACCAATGCTTGATGAAAAACGCTTCTTGCTTTTTGGAAACAAAACACTTGGCGAACTAATGTTTCTTTCTTGTAAATCAAAAGAAGAAATAACAAGTTTCAAAGGTATTGGAGAGGAAATTGCTGATGCGTATATAAATTTCTTCAATAAAAACAAAGAAGAAATTGCCGCCCTAAGACAATACTTTACTTTTGAAAGCGTTTATGCTACAATAGAAGAAAATAAAGGCGGAGGTAAAAAAATGAGTATGCCAACAATAGTGTTTACTGGAGCTTGTCCTGGATTTACAAGAAAAGAACTTACAGAAAAGTGCCAGGGTAAATATGATGTAAAAGATTCAGTAACAAAAGATTTGGATTATTTG